TGCAATTCATAACAACGGTGTTCGCATGGTTGTATATGGCGCTAGTGGGTCAGGGAAGACTTCATTGATTCCAAGATTGCCCACCCCATTGGTTATCAGTGCGGAATCCGGTTTACTGTCAATCAAGGACGCTGACATTCCATACATTGAAGTAACGGACTATGACTCATTGATGGAGGCCTATCGCTTTGCTGCTGAAAGTGCAGAAGCAAAAGAATTTGCATCCATTGCCATTGACTCAATTAGCGAAATTGCGGAAGTTGTTCTTGCTCGCGAAAAACGCGTCAATAAAGACGGGCGAGCAGCATACGGGGAAATGCAGGTGCAAGTTCTTGAGATCATGCGCGCTTTTCGTGACCTTCAGGGCAAGCACATCTACTTCTCGGCTAAGTGCGAAAAGGCTCAAGACGAAGCAGGCCGAATTCTTTACAGCCCATCAATGCCTGGAAATAAGTTAGCTCAGCAAATTCCATATCTAGTTGACGAAGTTTTAGCCCTGCGCGTAGAGAAGGATGGCGAAGGCAACACCCAGCGGGCTTTGATGTGTGACTCAGATGGCCTGTGGCTGGCCAAGGATCGCTCGGGCAAGCTTGGCACTTGGGAAGGCCCTGACCTGGGCGCGATCATTTCGAAGATTGGGGGGAGTGTATGACAAAGCACACACCTGGACCATGGTATCGAATGGGTCTTAAATTCGGCGAACGCTTTTGCACTACTGAAATTATGTATAAAAAAGACGAACGACATATTTCAATCTGTTCTATGGAAGAAATTGGCGACGAACTTTTAACAGAAGCAAATGCACGTTTAATTTCAGCAGCGCCGTATATGCTGGAGGCTCTACAAAGACTGGGAAACGATGATGGCCGCATACCAAAGGATGTTTGGGATATGGTGCAAGGTTCTATTCTCAAAGCAACGGGGGGTAAAGCATGAGCACACTACGAGAAGCAGCGGAGATGGCGCTGGCGGTGCTGGAAGATATCAACAAACTCAGTATTTCCCCCAGCGGCATTGCGCTGCCTGGTGATATTGATACAGCGATGGATTTGCTACGAGAAGCACTGGCAAGTCAAATAGTACCTAGTGACTGTTCAGATAGTCACGAGCCCGACGCCTGGAGAACCGAGGAAAGAAACGAACACGGACTCCCCGTTTTCTTCTGTGCGTCAGAAGTAAAACAAGCTGGCCCTGGGCTGATCCCGCTCTACACATCACCACCCCAGCGCAAGCCGATGACTGATGAGGAAATTGACAAAGTAACCGACTCGCAGTGGGCAACGAACAATCACAAACCAATCTACGCAGCTCACAGGGCTTATGCCCGAGCAGTTGAGGCTTTTCATCAAATTGGAAACGACAATGGCCATGAGTAAGAAACTTCACAAACCAGCAATTGCCACTGTCTTTCATGAGTTAGATGGTCGGCAGCATATTGATCTGACTGAAATTGTGATTGATGCAGTAAATTTGTATGCAGACCCTCCTCTGTACCACATGGATTTGATGAATGTGGCCGTTGCTGTACGTGACGCTTGCCATCACGCATGGGTGACCAGCATGGAGAATTGGCGTGGCGATATTGATCTGACTGAAATTGTGATTGATGCAGCAAATCTTCAACCTCTTGATGACAAAGTGCTTTGGGAAATGTGGGTTGAGTCACCAAGCGATGTTTTGCGCTTTGCCCGCGCTATTGAACGAGCACACGGTATCGGGAGTGAGGAATGAACGAGATGCGTAAAGGGAAGCAGTTGACAACCATGCTTTATTTGGCAACGCAACGTCATGATGGTCAGATAGACAAAGGGGGACTGCCTTACATCCTCCACCCGCTGAAAGTTATGCACTTCCTCGAAAGCAGTGATGAGGAATTACAGTGCATAGCACTTGGCCACGACATTATAGAAGATACGTTTCCTACCACTGAAGAGGGGTTTCGCTTCTTGCAATCTGCGGGCTTCTCGCCCCGAGTTGTGGCGGGCATCTTCGCGCTAACGAAGTTAGAGGGCGAGCCTTACGAGTCGTACAAGTCCAGAGTCAAAGCAAACCCCGACGCGGTTTTAGTAAAGATGGCTGATCTCAGACACAATTTGGATCTCTTCAGGCTAAAAGACGTAACAGAAAAAGACCTGGAGCGTGCCGCTCGTTACTACAGATTCTATCTTGAGATTTGCCAAGTTTTATTTCACGCACACAACGTCGGGAGTGAAGAGTGAACAATCAAAACATCATAGCTTTACCCGCCAGCGTGAACTACACGCCAGAACAAGCCTTGCTGTCAGCGCTTGATTTTGCCCGCGACGACAACCTGACAGACGTCTTGATAATTGGTTATGACGCAGATGGCGAGCTAATTGTCCGGTCGTCAAAGATGACTCGCGCAGAAGGGCTGTTCATGCTTGAGAAAGCAAAGCCGTGGACGCTAGGAGATAACACATGAAAAATTTGAGATATGACCTAATTGGCGCTCACATGAGCGGTGAAAAGCGACACGCACAAGAAGTAATGCAGGTGCTAGGCATCACTTACCAGAATTCAACGCCGCAATCTATCTCTGATACTTGGTGGTTTTGGAATTGTGAGAATATCCCCGAAGAACTTCCTATTTTTATAGGAAATTTGAAAACAACCCCAAACGAGGCAATTGGTCGTGGCTTGTTAGAAGCTGAAGCAAAAGCAATCAATGATCGAGCAAGGCATCATAATGAATCTTAACTATGACATTATCGGCGCAGAATTAAGCGGAGAGCAGCGTAACCCTAGAGAAGTAATACAAAGCTTGGGCATTACCAGCCAACACTTTACGCTGCAATCAGTATCTGATAAATGGCAGTTTTGGAACTGCAAGAACGTTCCGAAGGAGTTACCATCTTTTATAAAAGAATTCAAACTCAAACCCAAATCTTCAATTGGGCGCAAGCTTTCAATAGAAGAAATTCAAGCAATCAAAAACATGGTGCGTAAAAAATGATTTATATATTTAGCTTATTGGTGGTCGTTTTTGTAATCTACTTGGCATTGGTTTTTTACCTGCTTTTAAACATTAAATAACATGGACAAAATAACAATTGAGGCCCTTGCAACGGAATGGGAATACGCAAAAAACAAGGAGAAGGTAGCAACAGCAAAGAGGCGAGATGCGGAAGACCGGCTAGCCTCCGCCCTTAACATTGCAAAAAACTTGGAGGGAACTGTTAAAGAAACAACACAACTCTATGAAATAAAAGTAGCCGGACGTATTGACTACAAGATAGATAGTGCTAGACTGCAAGCACTAGCAGAGGAAGCCGGGCTTACCGAACACCTCTCTTCGCTGTTTAGATGGAAGCCAGAGATCAACATGTCTGCTTGGAAAGCTGCACATGAATCGATCACTGAGCCTCTGCTAGATGCAATCACTACAACGGCTTCACGGCCATCATTCTCAATTACAAGGAAGAACTAAACATGGCATCACTTTCACAATCATTCAATGTTTCTGACTTGCCAAAGTCATCAAACGACTTTAGCCCCCTGCCTGCTGGCTGGTACACAGCCACAATCTCTGGCGCTGAGATTAAAGAAACGAAGGCGGGGACTGGCGAATACATTGCTGTCAAGTATTCAATCACTGGCCCGACGCACCAGGGGCGCGTTATTTACGGCAATCTGAACATCAAGAACCCAAACCCAAAAGCTGAGGAAATTGGCCGTCAGCAACTTGGCGAAATCATGCGAGCTATCGGCTTGGCACGGGTTGACGACACCGACCAACTAATCGGCGGGAGCCTGTCGATCAAGCTGGAAGTCAAGTTGAGCGAGCAGTATGGCGACGGCAACGAGGTGAAGGGCTTTAAAGCTTTGGCTGGTGGCTCTATGCCTACGCCAGGGCTTCCTATGCCTGTGCTGTCTACGCCAGCCACCGCCAAGGCTGCGCCACCTTGGGCTGCTAAGAATTAAGCAAAAAAAAGCCCCTCACGCGAGGGGCTAAGACAACCACCGGGGACTACAAGTAAATTATATGAAAATATTTGAGTTAGATCAAATAGCATCTTTAATTGACAAGCATCACGAGGAGCAGCAGGAGGGGCCACGCCCGCACCTGGGGGCCTCAATGCTGGGCCATCCATGTGATCGGTGGCTTTGGCTGTCGTTTCGCTGGGCAGTGGTTGAGAAGTTTAACGGTCGCATGTTGAGGCTGTTTCGCAGGGGCCACAATGAAGAAGCACAAATTATCAGTGATCTGCGGGCCATTGGCATTGATGTTCAGACCCCCACGGCGGGTCAGAGCCGGGTTGACTTTGGCTCGCATGTCAGCGGGAGCCTGGATGGCATCATCGAGTCTGGCGTGCCTGATGCCCCGAAGGCTCGGCACATTTTCGAGGCCAAAACGCACTCGCTAAAGTCATTCAATGACGTAAAAGCGAAGGGTGTGAAGGAATCAAAGCCAATGCACTGGGCACAGATGCAGCTTTACATGCTTGGCACGGAACTAAACTATGCTTTGTATGTAGCGGTCTGCAAAGATGACGACCGCATTTATACAGAGCGGGTGCGCCTAGACTTGCCAGCAGCACAAAAGCTGGTAGAGCGTGGTTATAGGATTACACAATCCGACCGCATGCCCGAGCCACTTAGCAAAAATCCGACTTGGCACGAGTGCAAATACTGCCCCGCACATGATATGTGCCATAAGTTAAAGACGACAAAAGAAGTTAATTGTCGTACCTGTGCCCATTCAACCGCTTTGCCAAATTCCACTTGGCATTGTGCGCGATGGGATGACGTTATCCCCGTGGAAGCACAGCGAGAAGGCTGCGAGAGCCACGTTCTGCACCCTGATATGGTGCCTTGGGAGCGCAGGGAGAGCGCTAATGAATGGCAAGCCATCTACGTAGTCAAGGGAAAAAAGATTGCGAATGGTGCCCTAGGGGATGGCGTGTATTCCAGCAAAGAGCTGCTAGCAAATGCTGATGCTTGTGGCAATGCTGAGGTGAGCGAGGTGCGGGCGCAGTGGTCTACGGCGAGGGTGGTGGGATGACCTCTTTGATCCGTGAATGGGTGAAGCATTACGCTTTGGCCGGAGGTGATCCGACGGACGGAATGTGGTTTGACATCAGCAACGCTTTACATATTGAAAACACCAGGGCGTTAGCGTACACGCTGACAAACTACCGACCACCGTTCAAGCAAAACTTCTGCGTTGCAAAAGGAATGCAACACGGAAAAACGTACGAGGCACTGCTAACAGTGGCTTGTGACGATCCAGAAGAAGGAATCATTGCCGGTTGCTGGATTGGCATTGACGGTCAAAAGTTTAGACGTTTTCCGATGATAACCTATACGGTGCGGGATGGGCGCATCTATGCGAATGCTGAAGATGAGATGGCTGACATAGACAAGCAGATGGTGGCCAGACTGGTCGCGCTTTGGTATGTCGGCTTAGATCAAGGAACGACAGCCTACACGCCATCAGTTAAACACGGCATCACAAGCACTCGGCTGATTAGCAAAGGCAGGATTCCGCTTTATGAGTGGCGAACCATAGACATTAAGCCGAGCAAACTGAAGCAAGACTCTCAAGGAGGCACGCACGCAAGCCCCAGGCTGCATGATCGTCGTGGACATATTCGCAAACTACCTAATGGTAATACTTGCTGGGTCAAGGCTTGCAGAGTGGGAAACGCAAACAAAGGAACCATTTTTCATGATTACAAGGTGACGGTATGATGTTAAGACCCTACCAACAGCGCACCATCGAGCAGCTTTACGCCTGGTTGCGTTGTGTCTGTCATTCCTATAAAATGGACTTACTGACACAAGGAGAACGACATGCAATGTGCATTTGATGGATGTGAGCGTGATGCTATATCAAAAGGATACTGTGACAAGCATTACCGAAGGTTGCATAAACGTGGCAATGTCAATAACTTTGGAAGCAGAAAAGTAGAAGACGGTAACGCTGTTGAGAGATTCCACAAAAAGTATGAAATCAGCGAGTCTGGATGCTGGATATGGAAAGCTGGGGCAAGGCCAAATGGCAAAGGTGTTTTATATCCACGGCATTGGACTGATGATAAAAAGTCAACTGGAGCGCATAGGTTTTCATTTGAACTGATGCATGGTGAGATACCGAAGTCAATGTATGTTTGCCATAAATGCGACACGCCTCTTTGCGTGAATCCAGATCATCTTTTTGTGGGAACACACCACGACAACATGCGCGACATGGTTCAAAAGAAACGGTCATTTACTGGTCGTGGTGAAAATAAAAAAGGACTGTCAAAGCTGACAAATTGGCAGGCAGATCAAATCAGAAAAACGGACATATCACAACAAAAACTTGCTGCCATGTTTGGCGTCAGTCAGGCAACCATCAGCCGAATTAAACGCGGAGAAAGTTACTGATGCAATTGCGTGATTATCAATCTAGAAGCATTGAGCAACTATATGAATGGCTGTCAAAAAACGATGGGCATCCATGCGTTGTGTTGCCGACAGGTTCTGGGAAAAGTGTAGTTATCGCGGAATTTATACGTAAAGCAATTCAAGAATGGCCAGAAACAACCGCTTTGATGTTGTGCCATCAGAAAGAATTAATTGAGCAGAACGCAGAGAAGATGCGCCAAATATGGCCCGGCGCCCCTATGGGTATTTACAGTGCCAGCGTCGGCAAAAGGCAGCTTGGAGAGCCCATCACGTTTGCCGGGATTCAATCAATCAGGAACAAAGCACAACAAGTTGGCCACATCGATATTTGCATAGTTGATGAATGTCATTGCATTTCACATAAAGACGAGGGAGGGTACAGAAAGTTTTTAAATGAACTTCTAAGCATAAATCCGGCCATGAGAATTATTGGGTATAGCGCAACTCCTTATCGTCTGGGCCACGGACTCATCACTGATAAGCCTGCCCTTTTTGACGACCTAATTGAGCCAGTCAGCATTGAAGAGCTGATACGCAAAGGCCACCTGTCAAATTTACGCTCCAAAATCACTACGTCGCAGTTAGATGTCGCTGGCGTACACAAGAGGGGTGGCGAGTACATTGAGGCCGAGCTGCAAGCGGCTGTCAACACGGACGCCAACAACATTGCCGCCGTTAAGGAGGTCATTAGGCTGGCCGGTGATCGTAAGGCGTGGCTGTTTTTTTGTGCCGGGGTGAAGCACGCCGAAGCGGTGGCAGAGACACTTAACGCTTACGGTGTCGGCGCTGCTTGCATCACTGGTGAGACTCCAAAGGCCGAGCGCGAGCTTCTGCTAAAGCAGTACAAGGCAGGCCAGATCAAGGCGCTGACCAACGCAAATGTACTCACGACTGGCTTTGATTACCCGGACATTGATTTAATCGCTATGCTGCGCCCCACCATGTCGGCAAGTCTCTATGTGCAAATGGCGGGCCGAGGTTTACGCCCAAAGAGCCACACCGATCATTGCTTGGTGCTGGACTTTGCCGGCGTAGTCAGTACGCATGGCCCAATCACAAACGTGCAGCCACCAAAGAAGGGCGGGTCAGGCAATGGCGAAGCGCCAGTTAAAATATGTGAAGCTTGCAACGAGCTGTGCCCTATCTCTGCGCTGAAGTGTCCTGCTTGCGGTAATCCTTTCCCTGCGCCCGCCAAGAAACCTCTTACACTTCACCTTGACGACATTATGGGCGTCCAGGGCCTTGAGATGAATGTACGGGCCTGGGCATGGCGCAAGCATACGAGCAAGGCCAGTGGGAATGAGATGCTTTCTTGCGTGATGTATGGCGGCTTGAGCGAGCCTGCGGTGACTGAGTACCTGCCCGTCATGCACGAAGGCTATGCAGGCAGCAGAGCAAGGCAAAAATTAGCAGAGATAGCGCAAAAGTCCGGTGTTGCCTTGGATTATTCGTCCGCCGATTTGAATGATATTGCAAAACAAATGACAAAAGGCCAACCGCCTCAACAAATTGAGTACAAACGTGACGGCAAATATTTCAAAATACTACGGAGAGAATGGCATGAAACCGAATCCACCCCAGTTCTTTATTGACTACCTACGAAGCGTCCGTGGCGGGCCGCCGAAGTGTTGCGCTAGCTGCGACCACTACGATGAGAGAGGCAAATGCGAAAAGTTCGACGCCGAGCCGCCATCAGAGTTTCTTGGCACTGAAGGCGAATGTGATGTTTGGATTGAGGCGGTGCCATTTTGATACCCACCGAACATTTCGAACAGCGAGATCTCGTGATGTGGTTCCGCCAGACTTACCCAGGCGTGCGAATCTTTGCTATCCCAAACGGAGGACAACGAAGCATTTCAACTGCCGCCAGATTGAAGGTTGAAGGTGTATGTGCTGGCGTCCCTGACCTTTTCATCCCCGCCTGGAAGCTTTGGATTGAGCTAAAACGCCAGAAGGGCGGCGTAGTCAGTGCTGAGCAAAAAGACTGGCTCGCATACCTTGAAAGCGTTGGCTACACGACATTGGTGTGCAAAGGTGCACAAGACGCAAAGGATAAGATCAAAGGCTTGCACCAAACATCTTGACACCTGCAAAGGATTCCATTACAGTAAACACATACCAACACAGACACCCGGAGCCCCAAATGATCTGTTTCAATGACGCTGAACTGAATGCCCACTACTCTAAAGAAGAGCAAATGGATAACCGATACGAGATTGCTAAACAAAATCTTGATGGTGAATCACTTCACCATTATTGTGAAGACTTGGTGGAATACTGCCAAGATTATGAAGACGGGTTAATCACCCTTGAAGAACTTGGACTGCATTTGCTTAACTCTTATGGTTTTGCAATAGATATCGCAGTGGAAAAGATGGAGGGAAATATGTGATAGCACAAATTAAAAACATTATTTATTAACTTTTTTAAAGGAAACCCAAATGGGAACTATCGCTAAATTTCTCAGTGTATCTATGTTGGCTCTTGGCATTAGCGTAGGGGCAGTGCACGCGCAAGAAAACGGCACCCGCGATGAGGCGAAGGCCATGGTCGATGCTGCTGTAGAGCATGTAAAAAAAGTAGGCCCTGACCAATCGTTTAAAGATTTTACTGACAAAGAAAACAAAACTTGGCATAAAAAGGATTTGTACGTATTTGCGTACAACATGGAGGGCATGAATGTTGCCCATGGCGCGAATGACAAGCTAATTGGGAAGAATTTGATTGAGATGAAAGACCCCGAAGGAAAGCTACTTATCAAAGAGCTTCGTGACACGGCTGCAAAGGGCGGCGGCTGGGTAGAGTATGAATGGCCACACCCACAAACCAAGAAGGTTGAAAGCAAGATTTCGTACACTCGAAAGCTTATTAACTTTGATGGGTTTGTCGGAGTTGGTGTCTATCGCTGATGCAGTAATAACAGGTAAGCATGGTTGGCTTAAACGCCTTCCATGCTTGTCAAATAAAGAATACGTAATCTAAGGGGATTTAGATGTTTTTATTAAAATGGATTCGTAACGTCCCGGTAGGAATTAAGGTGGCTTTGGCTCCGGCAATCGCTATCTTGTGCTTAGCAATTGTTGGCGCAATTGGCTATGGGGCGAATAAAAGTCTAAGCGGCTCAATTGTTGATCTTGGCGAAGCTAGGTTCCCGCGTGTCGTAAGTAATTTGCAGCTTTCAGAGCGCATAACTGGAATCCACGCTCTGGTAAATCAAAGTCTGGCTTGGGAGGGTGCGGGGTATAAATCAGCCAAGATTGAAAAACTCGATAAGCAAATTTTGAGCTTGTTGAGTCAATACAAAACGGACTTGCAAAAAACTCAAGATGATGCGAAAGAAGGCGCTGACAAAAAACACATTGCAGCAGCAATACCGGAGTTTGAAAAGTATTCTCAAAACGCTCGGCAGGCGCTGGAAATTAAGACTGGTATGCTAGCTAATGCCGCTTCTTACATGACAACAATGGATGGCAATTACAAGCAACTAAAGGCCGAGCTAGATGCTTTGGTGGTGGCGCAAACAGACAGCGCAAACCAAGCGGCTGCGAAAGGACGCAATCAAGCGACACGTAACACTAAGTTTATTGTTGCAGCCAGCAGCACTGCATTGTTTGCAACGATTGCGGTTGCTTGGTTGATGACAAGGATGTTAGTCGCGCCTTTAACGATTGCCTCCCAGGTGGCCAGCGCTGTGGCTGATGGTGATCTTACTTATAGCCCCCAGGCGAGCTCTACAGACGCAACGGGCCAAATGATCGAAGCAATGAACACCGTCACCTTGAATTTGTCTGGGATCGTCCTAGACATACGCTCCACCGCCGACCTGATTAACTGCGCGGCCAGTGAAATTGCGCTTGGGAACAACGACCTATCACGCAGGACAGAGACACAAGCCAGCAGCTTGGAGGAAACCACTTCCTCGATGCAGGAATTGAGTTCCGCAGTGAGAAAGAACGCTATCACTGCCAGGGAGGCGGCGCAAATGGCTAGCTCTGCCAGCAATGCTGCTACAAAAGGGGGCGAGATTGTATCACAGGTCGTTGATACCATGGAGGAAATCACCGCTTCATCAAATCAGATTGCGGAAATTATTGGTGTTATTGATGGAATCGCATTCCAAACAAGCATATTGGCCTTTAATGCTGCCGTGGAGGCTGCGCGTGCGGGAGAGCGCGGTCAAGGCTTTGCAGTTGTTGCAAATGAAATTCGTGCGTTAGCAAGCAGGGCCGGGGTGGCCGCAAAAGATGTTAAATCCATCATCAATTCCAGCGTGGAAAGAATTGACGCAGGTAGGAATTTGGTGGGCGCTGCCGGGGCATCCATGCAAAGCATTGTCGGACAAGTAAAGCAAGTGGCCGAACGGATTGAAAGAATCAGCGCGACAGCGATTGAGCAAACCAATGGTATTGAGCAAATAAACCAGACAATTATTGATCTGGAGCATGTGACTCAGCAAAATGTAGCACTTGTTGAAGAAGCGGCTGCGGCTGCTGATAGCATGAGCCAGCAAGCGGTACGACTTGTTCAGTCTGTCAGTGTGTTTAAACTTTGTTAGAAAGGCCAGCAGCATGAAGGAGATAACATGGCGCAGTCTACAAAAGTCCCTACCTGGCCTGGATGAAAACACAGTGCTCGAGATGTTGGAGCATGAGCGCAAAGCGGAGCATCCAAGGCTATCAATTGTCTGGCGACTTCATCAGCGATACACGATGCTCCGGATGAACCGCGAACGGGAAGAAATTATGAAGGAAATCAAATGATTGACGAAACTCAAAATGACCGTTGTACAAAGTGCGGAGAATTCATAACCAACGCCGCAGAAAGCCAGGGGCTTAAGAGTGTTGTAAGAATTGAGTTGTTTTGTAGAAACGAGGATTTAAAAGAGGATCAACTAGAGGCATTTAACATGATCTGCCACAAAATCGCCAAGATCATTAACGAAACGCCGGATTATGTGGATTTTTGGTTTGAAGTTGAAAACTATTCCGCTTCGGTGACCAATCAATCAAAAGAGAAAAAATGAACAAGCAAAGAAACATTGGGCAATGTAAAGACGATAAAGTATCTATTGATCTTCCGACATCCTTGATAGTCGCCCTGGTTGTAATGGCCACCTTGGTGGTGGTCGGGTTGTTTGCTACTTTGTAACGCCTTGAATCTTTTCGGCTGTTCGGTACGCACCAAGTCCGAGCATGCCGAAAAGCAAAGGCATCATTGTCCCGGTGTCCATCTGAGGGAATTTGACGGGGTGGCCTGCAAGGGCTGAGGCCCACTCGCCCAGTGGCCCAATGACGAACTGCACGGCAAAGCCAGCGCCGCATACCCATCCAATAGCAGGCCGCCAGCCACTTGTGAATACACTGGCACTGGCTGCCTCAACTTTATTGATCTCCATTTGGCCCGCAATAAGGGCAAGGTCACCCGACTGTTGCAGCTTGAAAAGCTCAAGCTTAGCGTTTGCTGCTTGTGTTGGGTCAGGCCATATCCTATCAATAACTTTTCCACCAATGTCAAGCAGTGCTGTAACGGGGTCGAGGGACATTTAAGACTCCAGTAAGTTGGAAGCAATGCGCCGAGCCCATCCCTTGCCAAAGGTAGGCCATACGCCGAGGTCTGTCATGAACATCAATCTTGCTCCATTAAACCGGGCGACAAGGCGCGGCCCAGGCATAGATTGAATGGCCTGAAGTGTTCTAGGGCCGAGGATTCCATCCTCAGTTTCACCTATCGCCTTCTGCAAAGTCTTGATGGCCGTTTTTACGCCTGAATTGACCGCCATATCAAATAAATCAAATTTGATCGACTCAGGCACAGTATCACAACCAGCCGGCCCCCAGTAATCTTGACGATATATCCGTTTTGCACGGTCTAGCGTAAGATTAGCGATATCCTCCCCGGGGTATGAGCGTTTGCTGATGCCGTATTTGGTCAGGCCCCCACCGTCGGCGGGGTTGTTGGATATGCCGCCTTCATGGCCGATTAGTCTGACAAAGGCCCCATCAAAGTTCATTGCTTGTCTACCTTGTTGTCCAGCTTGTCAAAGATTTTGGTGAGGAACCCTTTGATTTCTGAAATGTCATCTTTGTAGTCACTCTTTACCGCGTAGGTGTGAGGCATGGCACGCACGTCTTTATCCAGCTTCTCAAGGGACCTGTAAATATTGTTCAATGTCCAGCCGCCGAAGAATCCAGCGGCAGAGACTGCGATATTGAATAAAATTTGAATGTCCATGACATCCCTCACTACAGCCCTGGATTGATTCTTGGGCGCGCCCTGGTGAACCGCACCAGTACGGTGATAGTTTAAATTACATCATACGCCGCAAATAGGCAATCTTTTTAAGTGGTGCTATCGGTGATCAATCCGAGAGCAGCCAATTGAGCTAGCAACGAAGTCAGCGCCGCATTGCCACCTTTTGCACCAGTGATGGTTGGTTTGGCGACGGGGGTAGTTCCATAAAAACCAATGGCATTGTTCCCCAAAGTCAGTGGACGAGTGCCGTTCACAAAGAACCTTTGAGTTCCTGCACCGTACAGATAAAAATCGATGTCGTTTGAAGTCCCACCGCTAATCTGGTCTGATCTTCCATAGAGGAAATCTTGGCTTGCCAACTTCATGCGTTTAAACGGGCCGGAATGTGTATCACTAATTTGTGATGCCACAGTCCCCACATTTAGATGCCGATACTGCGTGCTGGTATCCGTCAGATTGGCAATAATTGAATTACTAACAAAGCTACGGGCAGACGCCATGGTCACAGTGTCACTCGCGCTACCTGCCACTATCCCATTGATAGTGCTGGCAAACACATTACCGATTTGCGCCACGCGACCTGATTCGTTCCCAGCGGTCATTAAATCATGGAGTTCAACAATAAGCCCAGCGCATGCTTCGGTACGGAATGCCCAGCCATTGTTCACCTCTAGCCACCCGCCGCGCATTGAGAATAGGCTGTAGCCTATTTCGTCATCCATCGTATCGCGCAAAAGAATTGCGCCGGTTGACGTATTTGCTGCCGTGCCATTAGCGCTAAAATCAGTGCCTACAAAATGTACGGCTGCGGCATCACCTATGTCTGCTCCAAGGGTCGAATTGGCCGACACGATTCCGCCAAAGAATTGCACCAAATTGCAGAAGATCGGACCGGTTGTAGATTTTCGGCAGCGATAGCCGATGTTGTTGGCTTGAAATGTTGGGTCGTAAACACTGAAAACCAGCGATCCTACGTTCTCTAATCCAACATCGCAGGAGTCAATCTGCACTCTCTCAATATCAAACCGCGCCCAGCGAGTCAAACGAATGCCGTGATGCGCCTTGGCGTTCCCTTGAATGCGCAGGTCTGTAATGCTGCTGTATACCTCTAGAACGCTTACATCGGAGCTGAAGTCAATGATCGGCGTCGTCGTTGCGCCAGTCTTGCGAAGTACGGTAGCCCGCTTACCTGCACCAACCAAACGCACGGATACCGCTCCCGTCCAGTTTTTGACAAGGCTAGTGACAAGATAAGTTCCGGCTGGAATGTATACCGTTCCGCCGCCAGCGTTAAACACTGAATCAATTGCAGCCTGAATTGCTGCTGTATCGTCAACGACACCATCGCCAACGGCTCCGCGGTCTTTAACGCTAACCGATTCGCGCAATTTTGCTTCAACAGTCGTAGTCACAGCCCCTGTTCCGCCTGGCGTGTAACTAACACCAGACGAATTGGGATTTATTCCTGTCCCGTTTAAGAAGCTATAAACAAACGTCCCTTTTGCGTCCAACAGCTTGATGGAAAAGTTAACCGCATTCACATAAATCTGAGCAGGCGTACCAGAGTTTGAGACGTAGCCGTTAATGGTGCGAAGTGGCTGCGCTGCTGGGATCGTCAAAGCCTCATCAAAATACACTTGCACGGGGTTGATTTGTGCATCTAGGTTTGGAACACCAATGTAAACATATCCATTGTCCAACGGCTGGCCGTCGCGGTTTTGGAACACTGGGAAGGGGACGCTTACTGATAGTGCTGGCATGATGTAAATTCTACCTTGTGTTTTGTTTAGGGGCTTACGATTGGCAATGCGTTGAGGGCATCGTTAATTCTTGCTTTCGTCTTGCCTTCTTTTCTCATCTTGACAATTTGCTTTATCCCTGACACTAATGGCACCGGTAGCCCAGTGATCGCCCCAGACACCCCAGCTTCTGCCATTGCCGCCAAAAATGTTCCGGTTGTCCCTGACGTGTTAATAAGTGTTCCAGGGGGGACGGTTGTCACATACCGAACAACATCGTTCAAATCTCTAACAGTTTGTGCATTCTTCTTACCAAGCATGATGTCCAATCGGCCGTTTTTATCCAATGCATTAACGGTTTGATTTAGCTTTGCTGGTGAAACAATAGGTCGATCGTTTGAGTCCATACCAAGGCCTTTTGTAGCCTCATCGCGCAAGTGGCGCACGGTAGCCCCCCGGAGTTCGTTCCATGCCTGTCTACCATCATCGCCACTTGTCACCAGAACACGCTTTAAGAAAGTTATCTCTTCTGGTGAAGAATTAAGAACAGATTTGTTAAAGACTTGATCTGCTGCAACTACTGGATCGGCCATGTTCTTTCTGTTCTTAATGAGCCTAGCGACAAATACCCTATTCTCATATTTGCGCGCCTGTTCCGCACGTGTTGCTCTAGCTTTTTTGTATAGATCCCCGCCGAGCCCTTCGGTGCCCACATCAAAGGCCCTTCTTAATGAGCCACCATGGAATTGGTCTGCGCCATCATATCCCGCCCTCTGAAACGTCTGCCGTAAGCTTTCAGCTTGCCGGAGTGACACGGGTTGAGCAACAAGATTTCCAGACGCATCAGGGATTGCGGCTCCAATGGAAATCGCCTTCTGCCTTGCAGCTTTTAAGATTGGAGCCAAATCACCTTCTGGGATATTCTCGTTAATGTAACTAACCACGGAATTTAAAGTAACGTTATTTTCAAGCTCACCGGCCAGCTCTGCCGCTTTATATGCCGCTCTAGTTTTGTTTTTTGCAGAAGTCAAACCTTCAGTTAAAGATTTGACAACAGCCCCGCCTATTGTTGATAAGTCAGCAAGTTGCGCGTCTGTCATGTCAATGAGCGCATCAAAATTCTGCAATGCGCCTAAATTGTTTTCTTCCGCTCGGCTCCGCAGTGGGCCTCCAAGATCAGTCTGAATCTGCTTTTTCTCGAATTCCAGTTGTTGCGACTCTCTACTGGCCGCGCCTCTTGTCAACTTGATTGGAACAGGTAAGCCCTCGGCGGTCTCAACTCGTCGAATAGCCTGCGGAGTTGCCGCAGCCCCAACAGACCGCCCCCCAGAGGCCCCGCCCCGTGGCGTAGCTTCTGCACCAGGAATAAACTGTCTTGCGGTTTCTGCCGCGTTAGAAATAACTTGGCCAACTTTTTTGGAGCCTTGGATAATCGGGGCGGCTGCTCTACTTGCTGTGGCTGCTACGATTGGCGTCGCCGCTTTGGTGGCCGCAGAAACGGCACCAATTGGGCCAACCACGGGCAAAACAGGGGGCAATCCTTGCAGCGCCTCACCGATAGCCCCAACTTGCTCTTGTCCTGCTTGTGTACGGGGCACATAGGTTAATGCTTGAGCGCCTTTTGCTGCCGCTTGCTCAACGGCTCTAACAGCCTCAGGAGTGCCAAATTGCCCAGAAAGAATTTGCTCTGTCAAGCCCTTTACTGCGCCGCCGACCATTCCCGCTGCGCCACCGACTGCGCCAGTGCCAATGGTTAAGGCCGTTTCACCAGCGCCAATGATTTGCTCACCGATGCTTGGTTCTTTAGGAATTGGTGCGTTTTGCTGCTGTAAGGTGGCCGTGTTTTCCTCGCTCTTGGCGAGCTGGTAAGCCTGCGCAACGGTGTCAAACTCAGGTGTTCCGCGCTTGGCTGAATTTTTGACGATCCAAGCCGCGTATTCGTCAGCGGTTGCCATTTATTGACCCCCTCTCAGAATTGCGTCAGCTTGAGACCGGACGTTCGCTGTTGGGGCCGCTGGTCGTGGTGTGTTACCTGTTGGTATCTGATCCACAAGCTGCTGGCGTTTTTCTTCTGCAACTTGCTCAGGTGATCGATACCTTTTTGCCACGTCGCCCACAATGCGCTGACTAAAGTCGCCAAATGTTTCGCCTGGCTTGGTTGTGTAATCTCCGGCAATAAACGTGCCACTCGCTCGGGTTAACATGCCTTTGTTGTTTGATAGCCAGTCAGTTTTAGCGTTAGCTACGGATGCCTCGATGTCTTGCAGTTTGCCCATTCCGCGCAAGAAGTTGGAGATTGTTTTGGCGTCCGCGTTTTCTGGTGGGATGCCTTTCAGCGCAAGCTGAATATCCTTATCTGTGGCAACACCGGGGGGCAATGCTTTTATCGCAGCCGAGTTCCTGACCCGCGTATATTCTGAACGAAGTTCTTGCAACGCGCCTTGCGAGCCAGTTGTTTTGCGCAAGTAGTCTGCAAAGCTACTGGCAACACCAAACCCACCACCGGCGGCATCAAGACGCTTTGCTAGGTCATTGTATTGGTCTGCCGATTGCTTTGATGCTGCTGCCGCAACTGCGGACTCATTAATAAGTTTTCTTGCGTCTGTGGGAAGTTCGTTCACATTCTTTTGGATGCTGGACAGTTTTTCGGCAACCGTGGCTTGCATTGTTTGAGCATCAAGATTCAATCTGGCAGACCTGTTGGCAATTTCGTTGTTTATATTTCTAATCTGAGCTGCATTTAGGGCTAAACCTGCTTGGGCGATTGGTCCGGCAAACTGCGCCTCGACCCTGGCTTTGTTTGCCTGTGCTTCGGTCAATGCTGCTTCGGCTGCTGCTCTTTCTGGCGCATTAGTGGCTGTGGCTTGCGCTATAATTGCATTTGCCACGGCCTCATCTGCCTCTGCCCTGGCCTGGGTCAGTGCAGATGGTGCTTGAGCTTCTGCGCGTGCTGTGCTTGAAGCCTTGTCGATGTTTTCAAAAAACTCTTTTGCGCCTGGAATGCCTGCGGTACGGGCTGCTAAAGACTTAAAAACAACCCCAGGGCCGCGCTGTGGATCTGCTGCGGCTTCGGCCAGTTGCTCAAACAATGTTGCGTCTTCTGGGTCTCCACTGTTGCGTGCTGCAACGGCCCGCTCTTGCAGCAATTTGATGCCAGTCTGTGGATTGGCTTGCAAGGCAGATAGTATCTGCCCGCTGGATTTCAGTACGCCTTGTTGCTGCTCTTTGCTGATACCTTCCATGAATGGTAAAAACGCTTTGGACTGCTCTGGGGTGAGCAATGACGCATAGCGTGCAGCGTCACGCATAGTTGGGTTTGGATTTGTGAAGAATCGTGCTTGCTCTTGCGCGGCAAATTGCTGCTGCTGTTGCTGACGTGCTACTAGTGCACGCTGTGTTTCGATATCTGCCAAGCCAGCGCCGATCTTGACGCCCTGCAAAGCCTGTTCAAATGGGTCTGCGACTTGTGCAAGGTAATTGATGGGTTCCATGTCTTTTCCTTAAAAAAAGCCGTTGATGGCTGCGTAATCGGCTTGTGACATGCTTGGCTGACTTGCTGTTGCGGTATTACTGAATGGGCTGGATAAACCGCCAAACAACTTGCCAAAACCACCCGCGCCTTGAATTGCTCCAAAGGCTTTGTTGATGCCGCCTGTAAGTGCGCTTTGTTGGCCCAAAATTCCGCCAGATTCGGCTTGGCCCTGCCTACCTAAGAGGTTTGTGATATTCGCACCAGTTGACATGCCAGCATTGCCAACACCAGCCGCAGCATTCTGGCCGAGGGCAGTCAAACCGCCGAGGCGGCTATACTGTTGCTCGATAAGTTGATTCAGCAATTGGGGCCGGAATTGGCCGAGGGCCGCCTGAACATTCCCACCACGAAGGCCGCCAGTTGCCGATGCGTTTTGAAGGATGGCGTTTTCACCCTGTTGCTGTAAGGCCTGAAACTGTGGACCACTTTGCAGGGCTGTGATGGCTTGCTGTTGTGCCTCTGGCGTGCCCATGCCAAGCAAGGCCTGCTGCTGTGCGAGTGCGCTTGTTCCGGCTTCGGAGTAGGGCTGCAATAGCTTTTGAATGGCGTCAAACTGGCGGCGCTGTTCGTCAATGCCGCCTTGCGCTGATTGCTGTTGGGCTTGTGATGCTGCACCTACAGCTTTGCGCCCTTCGATTGCGCCGCCAAGACCTGCGCCAATGACACCACCAACGCCTGGAAATAAGAAGTTGCCTGCAATGCCGCCTAGTGTGCTAAGTAAACCCATAAAACACCTCAATAGTCATTGGATGCCGCTGGTAGCATTTTCCTCAGCGGATTGATTTTCTCATATTTTAACAGCCCGTCAATCTCCCATATCACATTCGCGCTCTTCCCATGCCTGGCAGGCGCGTAGATCGTGGCAAATAAAATCAAACTTGTCGCAATATCCTCTGAACCCGGCTGCAATATCCCACTCATTGCGGGGGATACGTTCCATTTTGGCCTGCGTCATGGTGCTATTGTCGTAATACTCACAGTTAGAGCAACGACGACGCCTAGCCTCTTTTTCGTCAACTTTCATTGCCTTGCCCAAAGCGACCCAATACACCTTATTGGCTGTTGGCTCATTGCTAGGCTTCTCTGGGCCAAGCATCCAGTCATCAATTACGGTTTGGGTGTTCTTCTTGTTTTCCGCCGCCGTGATAAATTCTTCTTCCATCGGAAGGCCCATAAAGCCCTTGGGCATCATCATAAAATCCTTCATGGCATTCCTTAGGTAATTTCTCGGCCTGATGCGCGAATGGTGAGCGAGGTGGCTGCGCTGGCAATTGTGCTAATGAAGCCGCCAGACTCCAAAGCTTGGCCAACCAATTCGGGACAGGTGTAGGTTTCATCTGGCGCAATGATTCTGGTATCTACAATCAGATTGCTTGCCCCAGCACTTCCGCCATTTGTCACCAAATTGACGCTTATGGTCACGTTTGCTGCACTGGTATTGGTGACGGTAAATTTGTCAATGATTGCCCTGCAATTCACTGCTATGTATTGCGTGGTTTGGCTGTTTTCAGCTTGTTTTGCTGGGATCAACACTTTCACTGTTACTGTCATAGCACGCCCTCAATGTTGTTGTTTACTGTCAGAATGATAGACGGAATTCCAGGATGCGGTACAGCCGCTGGGAATGTTTTTAGTTCCACACTGAGGTTTGTAACGGAGAACATCAACTCCACGTAATCTCCAGATTTCAGCTTAAAAAAATAATTAACCGATGAAAAAATCTCTGCATTGTTGCCTTGGATACTGATCCTACTTGCGCTATTTGTTACATCAACACCATTAAGTCTAAACCAGATATCAAAAACATCCGTTCCGCCTGTTGTCTTATCAAGCTGAAAAGACGTATCAAAGTTATAGATGCCTTCGGTATCGACGTAAATTCTTGACGCTGGGGAACCAAGATAAACGCCATTACTCAAGTCGGTGGCATTAAATGTGATCGCTGTGGCTGTGTTGATAACAGTGGCGGTCTGGGTTGTGGTGTCATAGAACGAGCCATACCGGCTGCGCTTGAATTCTCGCTGAGGCGGGGCCATCTGCAAGCCTTCAACGGCTGCGGCAAGTTTGGCCAGTAGCTCAAGCGCCTGGTTCGCCTTATTTTCGGCCGATGCGCTGCTGATAGATGACTCTTGAGCCAGTGCCGTGATTTGAGACAGCGCCTGATTTGCGGTGGCCGAGGCCGTGTCTGCTTGATATTCAAGGCCTGTCCCGGCAACCGGCAACAATGTATCAACAGTCTGAAACAGTAGTTCAAACTGTCTTATCTGCTGCTGGTCGGTCAAGAATGCCGCGAGTTGATCGCGGGTCATATTAAGACGACGTGATACTGGTGCCGTTGCCATCAGAACGCCAATGGCTCAATTTGAGCCTCAAGACGGGCAAAGGAAATATGCGCGTCACTGTCGCCTCGGAATCTTTGGATGCGCCAATTCCTCATGTGGCCCTGCTGGAACCAAGATAACCGTTTCTTTGTGTTACCTAATGTTCCTACAGATATAGACCTGTCTTGACTCCAAGATTGACCGTCATAGGAATAACTGGTGCTGATTTGTGGGTTCTTGCCTAGCTCAATACTTCCTGTCAGGCTAACCAACTCAAGCTGATTGAATATAGCGCCTTTGCCCTCGTTGTAAACGATGGTGGTGACAAACTCCCATCTAACCTGTTGGCCCCAATGATGACCAACAGATTGAGAAAGATATCCAACATTATCTGATTGTGGGTCACCAACAAGCCACTTATTGTAAGCCCAGACAAAGCTCCTTGCCCGGTACTGTGAGAAGCCAACTAATGAAGAACTAAGCGTAAACCAAACCTGTTCGCCAAGCGCCTCTGAGGCGGCTGCATCATAAACAATTGCCCTATCTGGAAGATGGACATAAAGGTATTGGTTACCCTTATCGTTTCTAGACTCAAGCTTAACTAGGGATAGTTGCGATTCTGTATATGTCAACAACAAACCATCAATCTCTTGT